CTTAACACAGTATGGCAAGATCTAGCAACTGAGATGGAGGTTCATCCATCCCTATTGAAAATGTGGGCGTATGGATCTCGCCAGGTATCTGCTCAAAAAGCTATCCCACTTGAAAAAGCTACCAATGGAATTGTGTCGCGTTTTAAAACTAGACCGGACATATATCCTAATGAGTAATATTCTTAAAAAACCTAAAGCTCCCTGGGGATCTTCTCCAAATAGTTTGCTATGGGATCGCGAGATCTCATTAAAAGCTAAGGGCCTTTATTGTTTTATGGAAAGTAAAAAAAGAGGATGGAACTTCACCGCTGGATCCATGAGCAAACAATTAAAAGAGTCAAGAAAAACAATTTTAGCTGCAATGGCAGAGCTTAAAGATTTTGGCTTCTTGGGCTATAAAAAGCTCAAAGACGGAACTGGCATATATACCCTTCTAAGACTATATGAGATGCCTAAGTCCGAAAACGACACTATGGCGTCAGAAAGCCAAAGTCCTATTCCTGCACGGTGCAAAAATGACACGGTGTCAAAAACGGACTGTATTAATAAGAATGATTCTATTAGTAAGAATGATCTTAATAATAAGAATGATATATCTATTAAGGCTGGCTCGAAAAATTCTCAATTAAAAGAAATAACAGATTTCATTCCAAATAGAACTTCAGCTGAAAGGATCCATTTTAAATATCCAGCATTATCTAATCAACAAATTGATATGTTGGTTGATGATTTTAAGTCTCAAATGACAGAAAGAACGATTAAGCCAAAAGGAGCTGCATGGGTAGATCTGCAATCTCAATTTAGATCTTACGTTACTAATGAATATATTAAACCAGTTAATCCAAGCAATAAGACAGCAACATCAAGTCTTGGATATGAGGACATTGGCAAGATCATTGCTGATGAGAAAAGAAGAACAGCATAGGAGGGTATGTGTACACAAAAGAAGAGGACTTAGCTGTTGTTGATAATAATTCCATTGATCTGGAGTTTTTAGAAAGAGCAACAGAAATAGCGCAATGGTCTGTAACGAGATATGGATATTTTGTAAATTCTCATACAGACAAAACTAAATTGGTATCTGGATTTGCTGAAGAGCTGCAAAGATTACCAGTTAATTGTTTGTCGTTCATAACGAAAGCGCAAAACAAATGGATCGATGAAGGACATAAAAGACCTCCACAGATCGCAGATTTCATATCAATACTTCGTGAGTTTAATAATGCTCAGATAAATGAGAAGGATGTTCCGCAGCTTGAAGGTAGGAGGATGGACTATGCCGGAATGTGGGATTGTTGCAAAACAGTGGAAGAAAGGGCCGACTACATGAAAAGAATATTTGATCGAACAAAGGTTCCACCAGGTACTAAATATCATGTAGCTAAATATTGGAGATCTATTGGTTGGCCAGAAACCAAAATACAAGGAGCAATTTATGGACGTAATTGAATTATTAATGACAGCTGCATTATTCGCTGCAGCATTAGTTTTATATACCCTGGAGTGAAAATGGACAAAATAATTGAAGAAATAAAGAAAAGAATTGAATTTGTTGAGAGGCATTCTGGACTATTGCCAAAACAATGGGAAGCAAAAGAAACGAAGAAACCAAAGAAAAAATGATTGATAGTTTTTACCTGCCCTGGCCGCCTAGTAATAACACATATTATCGCAGGGTTGGCAATAAGACTTTAATCTCAAAGAAAGGCAGGATCTATCGAGATGATGTGTTGATGACCTGCATAAAAGAAAGAGTTAAAAATTTTGGATCTGATCCATTGGCGATAAGGATCCAGGCATTTTATCCGGATCGCAGAAAAAGAGATCTTGATAATCTTTTAAAGGCCCCACTAGATGCAATGATGAAAGCTGGTGTATTTGATGATGATTCACAGATCGAGTCGCTGTCTATCAGAAAAGTAGGACTGGAAAAACCTGGGCAATTATTTATAGAAATAAGGAAAACTGATGAACCTTCAACACAGTAATAATCAAATTATAAGGGCAGCTGCTAAATTAGCTGAATTAGTAATTAAGGACAGCACTAAAGAGCTTGATCAAAAAGAAAGAGAGGAGATGGTTTTGCAGGCTGAATATATAGAATTTGATACGAGGAGTTATGAAAAAAAAGCTAACACCTAAGCAGGAAGGATTCTGCCAGGACTATATAAAGACTGGATCTCAGACCAGGGCATACAAGCTTAATTACAACATTAAAAAGATGTTACCAGCGACAATTAATAATAAGGCTTATGCGTTGAGGAGGCAGGGCGATATAACGGCGAGGATCAATGAGCTGCAGGAAAGAGTGGCGAAAAAGTTTGAGGTGACAGTTGAAAGTTTAACAAAAGAACTAGAAGAAGATCGTCAGCTGGCTAGAAAATTAGAAATGCCCTCAGCTGCTATTAGTGCATTAAATGTAAAAGCCAGGATCCATGGGCTTGATAAGCAGGTCATGAGCAATGATCCAGACAATCCTATGCCTGCAACAATAAAAGTAGAGGTAGTACATAAATGAGACGCCATAAACATGCTGATGTCATACATGCCTGGGCCGAAGGCTACACCATTGAGAAGCTGCATCCATTAAGCTGCGATCCTAAACATGGGTTTTGGGAGCCATTAGATGCGCCAATGTTTTTTGAAGATCGAGAGTACAGAGTTAAAGAAGGTCAAGATATTGAAATAGCTCAAACTTATGAAGTCGATAACTTTCTTTGATAAACAAAAAAAAATTAAACAATTAGTAAGGATCTTTAATCGAACCAAGGTCAGACATAGGATATTAAATGGCACAAAAAAAACAAAAACAACCAAGTAATGAAGAACGCTATGTAGCTGCTCTTTTTATTGTCGCGAGTGAATTAGATGTCAGCATAGAAGAAGCTCAAGACTTTTGCGACGAGTTATTAGAGACACTGACAGATAAAGGCAAGACAATAGATATATCCCTGGAATATCCGAATATATTAAAAACAAAGCACTGATGAACTGTTGGCATTGTGGAGATGAATTAATCTGGGGCGGTGATCACGATATGGATGACGAGAGTGGTGAATTTGATATGGTAACAAACCTTTCTTGTCCTAACTGCAACGCATACGTCCTAGTTTATATGCCCAAAGAAGATGAGTGAGCTAAAGATTCAGATCACTGCCGATTTTGAGCCATTCCTAGAGCAAAAGAGGTACAAGGTTGCTTATGGTGGACGTGGATCGGGTAAATCCTGGTCAATTGCGCAGCTGCTGATCATGCAGGCTTATAAAGAAAAAACCAGGATCCTATGTGCCAGGGAAATTCAAAAGTCAATTAATGACTCAGTGATCCAGCTACTGGCTGATACGATCGAGCGAATGAAGTTGGAGAACTTTTTTGAGGTACAAAAGACTCAGATCTTGGGCCGCAATGGATCAAGATTCATATTTGAGGGCCTGCAGGCAAACATCACCAAGATCAAATCAATGGAAGGCATTAATCGAGTATGGATCGAGGAAGCCGAGAAGGTATCAACTAAGTCCTGGACAACATTAATTCCAACGATCAGAACACCAAACTCTGAGATCTGGGTGAGTTTCAATCCATCTGATGAACTAGATCCAACATATCAAATGTTTGTGCTTAATCCGCCGCCGGATACTTATAGAGTAAAAGTCAATTGGTCGGATAATCCCTGGTTTCCAGAAGTCCTGGACAAAGAACGACGCCACCTGGAGAAATTAGACAAAGATCTTTACAATCATATTTGGGAAGGCGACTGCCTGGTTAATCAAAAAGGTGCTTATTATGCTAAACAGATCGAGCAGGCTCGTTTAGATGATCGGATCGGGAGAGTTGCTATTGATCCAGTATTGCCAGTTCATACTTTTTGGGATCTTGGTATTGCTGATGCTACTGCTATCTGGGTAGTACAAAGAGCTGGAACTGAGATCAGAGTCATTGGTTACTATGAAAACTCTGGAGAAGGTCTGCAGCATTACATCAACTGGCTGCATGAATTTAGAGACAAACACATGGTAACTTTTGGTGATCATTTTGCACCTCATGATATTAGAGTGCGAGAGCTTACCACTGGAAAATCTCGTAAAGATCAAGCCAGGCAAATGGGGATCAGCTTCCAGATCACACCAAATATTCCGGTGATGGATGGCATAGAAGCAGGACGTCGCATTCTTGGGCGTTGTTGGTTCGACGAAAAGAGATGTGCTGATGGTTTGCGTGCCTTGAGCTACTATCGCTGCGAATATGATGAAGATAAAAGAATATTCAAAGATCGGCCGCTGCATGACTGGTCATCTCATGGTGCTGATGCTTTCAGATATTTTGCTGTAGCCTGGAGAGATAAAAAGTCAGAAGGCATGGAAAGGCCAGTACAGATGGCTAATGATTGGAGTGTGTTCTAATGTGGCTCAAGCACGATACATTAATCGATACCTGGGATATAAGCTGCACAGATTGGTTTGTTGTGTTCGAGCATGGTGATATGAAGTATTGGTGGACAAAATATCTACAAGGCGGATTTAGACATTGCTGGGCCTTTCGCTGGGATGGATATAACTGGATTGCTTATCGTCCGAACCTGGGCTATACAGACATTGAGATCTTGCCCTGGGGGAAATTAGAGGATATAGAATTTATCCACAAAGATATTATTTGTAGTGCTATAATTCGCCACAAAGCGTGGCGTAAAACATCCAGGCTTCGCGCTCCCTTCCCAACTGCATTTACATGTGTAGAGCAAGTAAAGGCATTATTAGGGATCCGCAAATGGTACATGTTTACAGCTTATCAATTGTTTAACTATTTAAGGAAGAAAAATGGGT